TGAACTTCCTGTGCAAGTGTTCCCGAATTGCCGAATTTCTGCTCCTTCTTGGTTAGGTTCTCCGAATACGAGTCCATTGCACTTGGTGTTTTTAGCAACAAACCAAACCCTATCTCTTCTATGGGGAGCGTTGACGGATACAGCTGGCAGTACATACGGCCATACTTCGTACCCCGCAGCTTCCAAGTCAGTTTGCACCTCGTGGAATACCAATCCCCCTGACCAATTAACAAGGCCGAGAACGTTTTCGCCCACAACCCAACGTGGTTGAATTTCTCTAATTGCTCTAAGCATTTGCGGCCAGAGGTGGCGTTCATCTTCCTTTCCTTTTCGCTTTCCGGCACTTGAGTACGGTTGGCATGGAAATCCCCCTGTGAGGATGTCAATTTTTCCTCGGTGAATAGTGAAGTCTGTTTTAGTGATGTCATGATATGAAATTGCTTTAGGCCAATAATAATTAAGTACTTTTTTACCAAACTCATTCCATTCGCAATGGAATACGTTTTCCCATCCCATCCGTTCGGCAGCTAAATCGAAACCGCCCATCAGATTCCCGAGAACAAGCTACCATGCGTAATGGTGCCACACTCTCGGGAAAATTTATTTTTTTCGTTTAACATTTATTGTTGGTTTATTTGTTTTTAATCTTCTTTTTTTATCATATTTTCTATGGTTTCATATATTTGACAAATGTAGTATTATTTAATTGTAAAAATAATTTTTTTTATTAAATTAATTTAATTACTTTTGTTCTATGAACAGCACAATTATCCGTAAGAAAAAGCGTTGTATTACTTGCTTTGATATGACTTATATTTTTAGTAAGGGAAGGTGTAAAAGTTGTGCGACCATTGAAGATACACAAAAAAGAATTGAAGATTATGAGGATAGTGATGATAGGGAAAGTTTTTCAAATCTTGTATCTGATTTAGACCAAGTTTTTTCAGTTTACATTAGAATAAAATACGCTGACACAAGTGGAATGGTAGAATGTTTTACTTCGGGGAAAAAGTACCATTGGAAGCAAATTCAATGTGGACATTTCATATCCAGAAGCAATTTATCTACAAGGTGGTTAGAGTTGAACTGTAGACCGCAAAGTGAACACGATAATTGTATGCTGAATGGGAACTTGTCAGTATTTGAAAATAAGCTGAATGAGGAAAAAAGTGGAACAGTAGATTATTTAAGAGAAATATCAAGACAAATATCAAAACCAACTATCAGTGAGCTTAAATCTTTGATTATTGAATATAGGTCAAAGGTGAATCAAGCAAAAAAGAAGTTTTTGCAGGGATAATCTCTGAGTTGGTATTTTGAACACAATTAAAACAAAAATTTCTAAACTAATCTAAAATTAACAAATGTATAAAATTTATAAATACTCAATACCTACAAAAGAAAAATATATTATTGAGTTACCTAAAGATTCCAAAATAATAAGAGTAGAAGATGTTGATGGTCTATTCTTTTTGTGGGCAATAGTAAATACAGATGAAAATCATCCAAAAGAAAAAAGATGCTTAGAGTTTTATAAAACAGGTCAAGTTATTGAAACTCCTATTAATAGACTTAATTATTTAGGCACTTGTAAGCTTTTTATTATGCAGGAATTGTGTCTTTATGTTTTTGAAAATACATTTGAAACAGCTCAAATAAATTCACTATGAGATACGGTGAACTTCCAAAACCATTAGGAATATTTGAAGTAGAATGTAATGAAATGATGTTCTATCAATATTTGCCTATAAAAATGATAGAGCAAACACAACCAATTTATGAGGAACGCTTAAGGTGCTTTGATAAATTGATTGGTGCAATTTGTTGTGATTATATAGGTGAATTTGGGTTAGATAATTATGTAAATTCATACGTTTATTTAACTGCAAAACATTTATATCAAATGCCTAATTGTTCTTTTAACAGAACTGGATGGCACTCTGATGGGTTCTTAACTGATGATATAAATTATATTTGGTGCGACAAGTACCCTACAATTTTTAATAGAACTGAATTTGAATTGCCATTAGATGATTTGCTTTCGATGGAGGAAATGGAAAACCAAGCTATGCCTTTTCATAATGTTACATATGGAGAAAATCGGTTATTGCGATTAAATCAATATAACATACATAAGGTTGCCTCTGTTACAGAAGTAGGAATGAGAACATTTTTGAAGTTATCATTTAGTAAAGACAAATATGATTTAATTGGTAATTCTCATAATTATTTGATAGATTATAATTGGGGAATGAAAAATAGAAAAGAACATCGTAATATTCCGCAATCAATACTAAACTCTTAATAAATGGTAGAGCAAATTTTCCTTCCAACTTCTCAAAACCCATGCGTTGTTCAAGTGAACTACGAAAACGGAGATATATCCTTTTATCCAGCGGAAAGCAAACAAGAAGCACTTGCATTGTATAAGGGTAAAATTGTAGCGATATTCAAACCAAAAGAATTAAAATAAACAATTTCTATCTAACTATGGCATTTTATTATTGTTATTTTAACAGATTTGGTTTTTTTAGAATTTTTGGCATTGGATTGTATTGGAAAGATACAGGCACTCACTCATTGTCTTTTAGCGAAAGAAACGGGTATACAAAAGGCATAAAAATAGGTAATTGGTATTTGGGGGTTTTAAAAAAATTTTAATTTAATTAAATAAATTAATTAAATTTACAAAAAAAATCGCTATGGCAAAGAAATCATTGGCATTTGTTCTTCAAAATTTGGAAGTAAACGAATCCGTTGAAGTAAACTACGGCTATATGGTAGTTATGGTAACTGTTAGCCGGGTAAAAAAAGAATTTGGTAATTCAGACAAAAAGTTTGGTGTTTTGAAAGTTGATGAAAAGGTTACAAGCGTTAAGCGACTGAAGTAATTTGGTGTAAGTTTTAAGGTGTATTTTTTAACTTTTAATATTTTTTTATGACTGTACAAGAGTATGCAAGTAATTTAATTGGTTTTGGAATAACTTCTCCACAACACAAAGATTGGATTAAAACAAAGAAGTCAGAAGTAACAGGTACTGAATATCAGTTTAACGACATTGAGTTGATTGAAGATTTGATGGATTATTTCTTTCAATGGAATTATCGTATTGTTGACACTAAAATAGTCAGCGATAAGGTGGGCTTTTCTGTAACCGTTACGGTTGAATTATTGTATTGGAAAAAAGTCACAGAGCAATATGCTGTTTTCGGAATAGCAAGTGAATATGCTGCCAACACAAAGCAATTAACATTGATTACTCCAAAAGCCGCTTCTATGGCTTTTAAAAATGCAGCAAAGAAAATAGGCAAAGTATTTGGCAAGGACTTAAACAGGGGAATAGAAAACAACGAATTGCCCGTAGTTCAATTAGAAAAAGAATCAAAGAAAACTACCAAAGAAAAGATTTTAGAGCAAATTGGTAAATGCACAACTGCTGATGAGTTGGAAACATACAAGCTGCTATGTATGTCAGATGTAGAGTTGAAAAACGCATATCAAGAAAAACTTCATTTAATTATAAAGAAATACAAATACAATGTTTGAAAACGTAAAAATAAGATGTTCTTCTTTGGGTAAGTTAATGACAGAACCTAAAAGTGTCGCAGACAAAAAGGCTGGGGCTTTGTCCGAAACTGCAGAAACAATGCTTGTAGAGGTTTACGCAAAAGCTGTGTATGGCAGGGAAAAAGAAGTACAATCAAAGCCAATGAAAAAGGGTGTATTGGTAGAAGATGATTCAATTACTACCTTGTCAATGTACGATGGTGTGCTTTATCAAAAGAATGAAGTTAAATATGAAAACGAATTTATAAGCGGCACTCCTGACATCATAACCGATGAATTGGTAATAGACATAAAATCTTCATACGATATATGGACATTTCTTGCCAATGTAGATTCAAAGATAAATAAGGTTTATTGGTGGCAATTACAAGGTTATATGATGTTGACCAAGAGGAGAAAAGCATCTTTGGTGTATTGCTTATCAAATATGCCAGACCACATGGTTGAAACAGAAAAATATTATTTGCTGAAAAGATTAGATGTTATTTCGGAGGAAAGCCCAGAATACTTAATTGAAGCAGCGAAATTGGAAAGAATATTAAATTACGATGATATACCTGTAAAAGAAAGGGTAATTAGGTACGACATAGATTTTGATGATAGTGTAGTCGAATTGGTAGAATCAAAAGTAAAAACGGCAAGGGAATATCTTAAGTTGTTTCATAAAAAAAGAGGGTTATGACAAAAACATCTCCACCAGACAAGCAAGGCAATTATTTTATAGTTGAAGAAACTCCTGGATATTCTTCCATAGCATTAAAGTTGGCTACCGAAAGTCACGCAAGAACTATTGGAAAGATATTTCACAAAGAAAGATACTTGCAGATAAAAAGAATAAGGTCAAGGCATTTGTTCCAGAAAAACTTAAGCTATGGTTTTAACGAACATTTAATAAAAAATGCAACTAAATTTGATAACGTATTATTGATTGATGATAATGGAGAAAGATTAGTGCCTGTTTCTGTAATTATATCAAGTGGAAGTTATTTGCACTTTAAGCAGGAAGGTTTTGAAAGGCAGTTGTTTGTTAAATTGAAAAAGCTGGATGAATATTTATTAAAAAACGAAAATAAATTGTCTTTATTTTAAATTTTAAATTATGGAACATTCTATTTTAGAAATAAGCTTAGGGGTAATACTTATTTATTTGTTGATATGCGCAGCTTGCGCTATTACTATTTGCTATATTTATAAAGAATTAGATTTCTTAAAATCGTTTTTGACTTATTTAAAAATTGGTTTAGTTTTTGGTTTTTTCTTAGCCATCCTTTTACTTATACTCTATAAACTTATATTATAAACATGGCACAACAAAAATGGGAACTTAAAGGTCGTTCACATCAAATTGCCGATACAGGTGATTATGATGGCTATTATGAAATCACAAACGGCAAAATATCTTTACTTACTAATGATGATGATGATGAAGCGTTAAAGCCAGTTGTAGATGCCTTGAATAATTCGGGGTGCAAGTTCTACCAAGATGATTGGATTGAGTTTGAAAACAAAATGCTGAAAGAAGAAATAATCCGCTTGAAATTTATGATTGATAACGGTCTTGGTTGGAAAGATATGGAAAATGGTATTACACCTAACCCAAAAAAACAATAACATGGCACAACAGAAACCAAATAAAATAGAAGTAGAAATCGAATATATTGACCATTTATTTGATTCAGAAGGGAATCATATATCTGTTGAACCATATTATTTGGCTTCAATAAATAAATATAAAATGATTGTAAAAGCCGATAGCATTGCAAATTGTTTCAAGGAATTATCTACAAGCAAATTTGTAGCTGATACATACGAAAAACTAAAACAGAAATAACATGGCACAACTAATAGCAACAATAGCGTTATCCCTAAGTATAATTTTACTACAACACTTATATAATTGGGTAGCAAGACGGTTATGGGAAAATGAAAAACAAGATGGCATAGTCGCTTTGTTTTTAATTACATTAATAAACATTATTTTTTGTGTTGTACTTTTGAATTTAATAATCTCTATAAACAAATAACATGGCACAACAGACAGTTAAAAAATGCTGGAATTGCATATATAAGGGTGTATCATTTAAGATAGGAAATCTTACTCACAATCATTGTTATTCTCCTACTTATGAAAACCAACACCAACAAGGAATTGATGTTAGTCCATGGGAAACCCTAAGAGTATTTTCAGATACTTGCGATGAACATAAACTAAAACAGAAATAACATGGCACAACAGACACCTGACCCGAAGTTAATTGATTCTATGGCTATGAGATATAGACATGATTTTGGGCTTTTAGAAGAACCACATAAAGAAGCCATACGAACTACTATGAAACAATTATGGGAAGAAGTAGTTGGATTGGGATTTTATAAAGATGAGAAATTCGGAAATTCCGAACAGTTGGCACAACAGACAGCGGTGGAGTGGTTAGTAGACCAAGTAGAAGATTTTATTGGTTTAATACCAATAGATATTATTCAACAAGCCAAAGAAAAGGAATTTCGGCAGCATGGGTTGTTTCTACATTGGGTTATAAAACACTACTCTACTGAAACTATTGATGGTATGTTTGCATGGGTAGATTCTATGGGAAAGGAAGTAACAGTTAGAGAAATAGTAGAACACTATTATAAAGAAACCTATAAACCAGAATAACATGGCACA